ACTCGTCGACTACGTTATTAAACTGACTATAATACTTATCAGAGTAAATCAAATGACCATAGTTCGAGTTGATGTTACCGTGCGGATCGGCAGAGTATTTCCAAGCAGCAGGTGGTGCTTTTATTGGACCATGAATATCATAAATGTTTGTGGACTCAGATTCGTACCACTTAATCTCTGCATCAATATACGACTCACTTGGTTTGCCAAAGATGGACGGTTCAGTCGCAAGGAAGGATGCGCCAATCATCTCAATTGTTTTTGCACCGGTCTTGTCGATCGTATATGCTTCGTCATTAAGTTCATCAATAAAGAACTGACGAATATCTTTTACACTGTATAGCAACATTATTCGCTCTCCTTAAAACGGTCATCAGTTGTTTCGGGATTGCCTTCCTGAGTCGTCATGATAAGAATCATCATTTGAGTCAGAGCGTGAGACAGATGAGGAAGACCACTTTCAGGATCATCGTTCTCTCCCATCATATACGCCATCAAGTGGCGCTGAATGGATGAATAGTGTCGCGAGACAGGGAACTTATGTATGTCCTTGCGCCAGTTATTCTCACCATACTTTTCTGCACCAAAGCCAAACACCCGTGCAGCCTCGATGATTGCCTCGGGTGGTACTAGATGGATCTTTGGTTTACCTTCATCATATTTCATACGATTTCATACTCCATAAGTAAAGTGGTATTGCTTGCATATTTTCCTTTAGGGATATAATCAGAATCCCACTTAAACTGGCATGTGTAGTTTATATCTGATAACAAAGCACGATCAAAAAACACGTCAGCAGGAATTATAAATCTTTTCATATGATCTGACCGATAGTCGCATATAAAGATAAAGTCACAATTCCCTTCTTTACCACCTAAGTTTTTAACACAGACCTTTTTTCCATTTTCAGTTTCAACAAAGGTAGTCTTTGTCTCAACTAAGTCTGATGGCTTAAGAGATACATCTCCTGATACTGTCTTAACTTTTTGAAAATCCAAGACTGTAACATCAGAACCTTTTCCGTTGGTGACTTTACCATTAACGATTGAAGCGGAGTCATGTTCACCAATAATCCCCATCATTTTTGTCAAAATTTCTTTGGACGGGTTTTGTTTAAGAATATTTATGTACTGAGGTAGAAACGATTTATATATGTTAAGTTCATTTGAGGTCATCAGTAGTTCTCCTTCGATCTGATAGTTACTATTATACTATAGTTTGAAGGGAATGTAAATAGCCAATATGCATATTTTTTACATATTTTTATAGACAAATTCGATAGCACGATCTGCTTCGACCTCAAACGAACGACCCTTGTACCAATTACCTGTCTCGGAATCAAGTTCACGACAAAGAACGGCAACCTCATGAGCAGTGATAGGATACTCACGACGAACTGCGTTTGCTGCAATGGATACCATCAGACGATACATTGTATGATACCAACCAGTTCCACTGATTGCCTTATACTCATCAACGATCTTCTTATTAACGAAAGGGCAATCGTTGTAGCTCTGCCACGTTACGCCAGTGTTCTCCATCTTTGACTTGCGATGGTTAATGACTTCCTTTTGAATTGACTCAGGTAGTCTGTCAAGAAAGGTCTTACCTTGCTTCTCGACCATAGGATACTTATTCATAAGTTCCAGAGGATTAATCCAAATGCCAGTACGATTAGTAAAGATAAAGTTGTTAGCACCAGCGTAACTTGCAGGGATGTAATACATTCGTGATAAGTCCTTAGTCTGCCCATCTCCGATGCGTCCAAGTTCTTCGTTGAGGGCAAACCAGAAATGTTTGATTTGATGCTGTCCAATCTTAGCTGTAAGTGGGAAGACGAGACGAAACTTCGGGAAATCGTCCTTGCTGCTTGCAGTGCTATAACAAACGTAATAATAATTACCAAACCTACTACGTAGTTCATCTTCTAGGTTCCCATTAAAGTTATGGTCATCAACATCAACAGCAGCCCAACCTCCCCAATCAACCACATTCGCGTTTGCCCGAGTTGTCCCAGATATATAAGTAGCTGGTGATATAAGTTGCGCATCTTTTTTACCCTCTCTTTCAATTGCGGATAATCCATACAAAAGATTCTCGAAACCCTCCCAGGAATCGAGATCCATGCGCTTATCCGTCTTGTTATCAAATATGCTGTTAAACAGCGTTAGCGAGATTTCCATGATTATCCTCATGACTTGGGGCAGTCCAACCTTCTGGTTTAATTAGGTCAGGTAGACCCAATGGGTTAGGACGGCTTTCTTTGACACCTGGCACTTTGGACATATTGGCTTGATGAACCTCGTCCCATGCCTTATGCGCGTCGACTCCAAAAGCGTTTAGTGTACCAATCGCAACAACACACAGATCGATCAAACCATCAACGATCTCCTCAGGATCTCGCTCAACGACTGCTTTCTTAGTTTCGTTTAGCTCCTCGTCAAGAAACTGTAGACGAAACTTAAGGAACTCATCAAGAACCTTCCAATCAACGTCAGCTTGCGTCTGTGCTTGCATCCACTTATGTACGCCATACTTAACGTGCATTTCATTGATATCTTTTACCCAATCTTTGCTCATAATATTCTCCTATGCAAAAAAGTCTTCTAGTGTTTGTGTATCCTCAGGATTCCATCCTACAGCATCAAGTATAGGAATGATTGGATCCAAGAATGTTTTTTCAAACTGCTTATCGTAGTCAATGTACTTTTCGAGTTGTAACTCCGTAGGCAGATAGTCTGGGAAGGAGATTACGTTCTCACGAAGAGGGTTTGGAACCTTCATATAGCAGAACTTAATCTTCTCACCGTTTTGAATCGTGGTGTACTTTTTATCAAGGCCTTTGTCCTTGACCGCCATATTATATAGCAATGCACCGCGAACGTGAATTGGACAACCCTTCTTATAGATGGTCTTATTGTCTTGCCACTTAGCAATGTCTGACACGCCACGAGGAAACGATACCTCTTCAGGCTTAAGGGTTGAGAAGTATTCTTTGAACGATTGAATGGCTTGCTGAGTTTTACTCTCTGATCCACTTACGATAACCTTGAACAGTTCCTTGAGTGCATCACGACAAGCCGATGGTGTTGATGACTTGATTGCCTCAATACCCATGATCTTAAGTTTAGGTTCAGCGTATTGAACACCTTCGTTGTTGTGTACATTGAGAATGTAGCGTTTCTTAGCGGTCCAGATGCCACGATCAGCGATTACTTCACGACCCATCTCCATACGATTGGTGTAGCAAGCAAACTGATTGAACAGACCATCATACGATTCAGCAAGTACCTTTTCAAACTCACCCTTACATACCTCATCAAGAAAGTTGACTGGATCCTTTGGCTCAAACTTATCGACCATAGGACCGAAGTTGATGTACAACGAGTCAGTATCAATAGCGATAACATAATCAAAATTGTCAGTCTTAAGGAGTTGGTTCATACGAAGGTTAACCGTCTTCTCTGCCCAACGAACAGCAAGTTGACCTGACAGCGTGATTGCTTCGGCAACACGAAGATCAAAGTATCGGAAGTAACGATTGCCAAGTGCGCCATACAAGGAGTTCATAAGAATCTTAATTGACATTTGCTGGTTTTCGTAATGGCTAATGTCACGTTCGATCTCATAGACCCTTTGCTTATCAGTCTTATCAGTCTGCTCAAGAATTTGTTTTGCCTCAAGCATTTTGTTCTTAACGAGCCTACGCTCATCATAGTACTGAACAATGATAGCAGGAATGATACCCTGACGTTCTTTGGAGAAGTAAACTCCGTTTGCGGCCAGTGCCATATTCGTATTAGGATTGCTTGCGCCGTTAAGACAGGTATCAGGATTGATCCCTGGTTCAGTCTTACCCTCAATGATTGTTTCTGGACTCATGTTCCACTGCACAATGATGTTGGGATACAGTGAGTTTAGATCGAACGAACAAACCCACTCGTGAAGACCTACTTGAGGTTCCTTCACGTAACCACCTGGATAGTCAGCTTTGAACTTGTCGATTGATGGAGGTGGAACAATGTTCTTAGCTGCAAGATCACGATAGATGATCGTATCCCAAATCATTGTTGTTCCAAAAGTATCCTGATAGTTAACACCAGCCTTGTAGGCCATAGTAAGTGCCAGAGTAATCAGACCCATCTTATCCTCAAGACGGTCCACCAACTCAACGTCCTTGATGTTATAATCAATGAACTTTTGGAAATCGTGTTTGTACAAGGCATGAAGTGAGCTGTGTTCTTCATAGGACAACTTACGCTCGCCTAGTACAACGTGTGCAATATGGTCAAGCTTGTATGATTCTTGCGCACCATACGAGTAACCAAACTTTTGAAACAGGTCATAGTAGTCAAGTTGAGAGATACCATACATTTCATACGTATCAAGTTCCTTGCCTTTGACCGCAATCTTACGATATTGAACCACACCCCAAGGTGATAGTTTTTTGACCATATCATCGCCCATGATGCGACCGATACGATTGACAAGATAAGGAATATCAAAAAGGCGAGTGTTCCAACCTGTTACAACATCAGGACAGTGCGATGAACTACTCCAGTGGTCAAGAAAGGCCAAAAGGAGTTTGATCTCATCGTCACACTTTTTGTATATGACTCTGTGATCCTGCATATACGAAGCAGACGCATCGTAGTCATACAGACCCCAGACATAGTATGTGTTGTCGATGTTGTTCTTAACAGTGATAGAGATGACTGGGTGAGCCGCCTCCTCAGGAAGAGGAAAGCCATCATCAGATGCAACCTCGATATCGATCGTTGTTACATTGATCTTATCACGGTCAAACTTGATGTCACCTGGGAACTTGTCGTAGATGAATTGGCTAATGTAATTGGTTGTACCATAGATCTTAAAGTTATCAACGTCTTTGTACGTTGCAATAAAGTCTTTGGCGTCACGCATAGTATCAAACACACGAGGTTCAACTCGTGTACCGTCAATGGACTTATATCCACTGTCTTTGTTTGATCTTACGTAAAGTGTCGGTGAGAATGGGATCTTGCGAAGAACTCGCTCACCATTCTCATAACCTGCATAGAGCAGATTGTTGCCGTAGCGATTGACGCTTGTATAGAATTTCAAGGTTTACCTCCATCATCAATAGATACTATTATACCATAGATCCGCTAGGATGTAAACCATTTTATAGAATTATTTTCTTATCGGGGGTCATTACTTTGCCGAACATTTGCTGATATTGGTTCTTCAGCTGTTCAACGGGATCGACCATAAACATAACGAATGTTGGGTCGATATTGAAACCACCACTGGCATCGGAATACGCCATGAACGGCGCTAGACCAAGTTGGTTGGCTTCGGTGGGAATTAGGATAGCTACATCACTAAGGTTGTATTTGCCGTCCTGTCTTTTAACTTCGCAGATTAGTTCTTCACCAGTTGCGATTCTTACAATTTTAATATTTGACATATTCGTCTCCATAATAAAGGGAGAGGGGCCCTAAGACCCCTCTAAACTTTTAGTCTTTTTTCGAAACAAAAGAATACATTTCTTTCGCTTTTGCCATCAGATCTTCCATTGAATACATTTTCAATGCTTCTTGCATTTCATCGGCTGTCTTTTTGTTCTCTTCAAACAATTGACGAGTGAAGTCAAGATTCATGTGCCATTGCTGATCCATGTAATCTTTAGCGAGTTGTAGCATTTCTGCACGGATTTCGAAGGGATTTTTGTTTTGTGACATAATTGTCTCCTGTGTTGTGTGTGTTTATGGATGAGGGACTAACCGTGGTCCCTCACGCGTTTATTAAGTAACGACCCTTTAGATCCAACCCTTAAGATTAGGATTAGAAGACCATTGTAACTGCTTTTGTCGACGTTCAAGGTCGACTAGGTCAGTTGACTGAGATAGATATTCTT